CTTTGCTGCGTCATTGGCCTTCTTTGTTGCTGCAACTACGTCATCATAGGCTTTCTTTATGAATTCAAGACTAACTTTTACACTTGTTTGTACGCCATTCACCATTTTAACGCCAATAGTGTACAATCCTACCATGCTATCAGCAAGCGTTAATTCGCTGATTTTTTTCTTTTTAATTGGCATAATTTTTTAAGTCAATATAAAATATTCCATCTTCTGTTATGATAAATTCTCCTGCTTCGGATGCAAGCAGGAAGTCTGTTTCTCCAATCCGGAAACTAGTAAATACAAGTTTCAAGGTAAATTCCCACCATACCCCATTATTAAGAAGAAAATTGTTTGTCTGGCAACTCTTATAATAGCAAGGATAGCTTTCACTCCACTCATCACAATAAAATATACGTTCAGCATCAGAATACTCATATCCTTCATCATCGACCTTAGCAGACAGTTTTGTGAGATCATAGAGTAGGGCATTGCGATTACGCCAGAACGCTTCAATCGTCCCGGCCCGCATCAGGCATTTGAGAGATACTTCTTTGGTTTGGAATTTCACAACTTCACCGTCATAGATTGCTCCATCTTGACGTTTGAAATTCTGCAATAGGTTCTTTTTTACTGCCGGAGTTTTCAATATCTCGGCATTACTACCTGGAAGAACTATTACGCCATAATCGGACAAATCTTTATTGTCTATTTCATAACCCTTTGGCATAGCGATAGAATTAACAGGGTCCTGATATTCATAATTTACTTCATGAGGAAAATCGTTTGCAAAAACTATCTTCGCTATTTCAAGTCTAGGATAAATTGTATAGCTATTCTGTGATAACAAACGTAAACGATATGTTTTACCAAGAATCGGAAAACGGAAATTATGGTATCCCATATCGGAAAGGAGCGCTATTAATCCACCAAATCCCAAGTCATCTCTAAAGCCAAATTCTATACTAATTTCGCTTGTGTCTAGGGCAACCACAGAAAGATCAAATTCTTGTCCGTCTTCCTCCGGCCAGTCGTTTTTCTCCGGATCTTTCAAAGTAGGGAAGGCAACAAGATTATTGTAGCTCCCCTTTATAATTGAAATACCGTGTTTGGTATACATATCTAATTCATCTATTAGTAATTGTCCTTTCATCGCTTCAGTATTATGCCTTTTGTGTTTAATGTATCAATACCCAGTTTTATAGACTCTATGGCTTTTTCAATCGCTTCAAGCCGTGCTGTATGGCTGCTTATATCAGATAGATAAGTGATAACAATATCATTGTATTTCATTATTTCTCCCATATATTTATCCAAATTTGAAAGATATGCGAGTTTTTCCGCTATTTTATCCGAATTAGACTGGAGATGCTTTACACCTTCATTAATTGAATATGTATGAGAGATCATAACAGCAAAACTACCGTCTAGCTTATCTGCAGAGTCTTGCGACATAGAAGCAAATCCTTTCTTTGATGCCTCACGTTCTTCATCATCATCTTTGCCAAAACCATATATTTCTGATAATGCATCGCGTTTAGCTTTCATTTCATTGGCAATCTGTTGGCCTTCGGCTTTCAATGCATTATATTCATCCTCGGTCATACCATCATCCATTGCATTATATAGCTTTTCCCTCCATTCAATCAACCGGTCCATATAATCCTCCTTAAGCATGGAATTAAGAATGGCATTTCTCATATATTCTTCGAAGTTGTCTGCAAAATCAGCACTATCGGCGTCCATATCAGTAAGCAAGTCTTGGAAGTCAGAGCGGAGAGAACTGTAATCAATAAGAGTCGTATCAGCAATTTGTTGTTCTAATACTTCCGCAACCTTTGCGACACCATTTGCTATTTGATCGGCAAATTTTTGTGTATCGGAATCTAGTTGTGACCAAAATATGCCTGCATTCTCCTGAAGCTTTGCAAGTTGATCATCTGTCAAATCAAATAGACCGGTCATACGTCCGCCCATTTTCTTTTTGAAATCATCAATAGACATTCCTAGTGTGTCCGCTGCTTGTTTCCAACCTTCCCAGGACATATCTTCAACTTCACTATATCCCTTCGAGTGTGATTTTCCAGAAGCACCAGAATTTAGATACTGTTGTCCTAAAACCCTAGCATTTTCACTTTGCAATTTTACCATTTTAAGCGCTTTTTCATAGGCTGCATTGGCATTATCTCCTGTAAGAGTTTCAGCTAATTCCAGTTGCTTTTCGATTACTCTATCAAGAATACTGATATAAGACTCATACGTTTCTTTCGCTTTCTCGTATTTCTCCGTTGTATCGTCTTTTCCGAACAAATCAAAGATTTTCATTGCTACCTGCATTGCTGCGCCAATGATCGCAAGAATAACAGACGCTTTTTCAACTGTACTAATAGCGTTCGCTGATGTATTTGCTGCTGATTCAACGCCAGACATAGCAGTCATTGTAAATGCTCCGATATTACCAATCAAAGAGATAATTTCTCCAGCAGGTCCACCGATCGTTTTTCCAAGTTCATCTATTGTGTCCGCTAGTTCTGATATCTGTGCTCTGACTTCTTTCTCTGCCTTTTTAACTTGGTTGTCTTTCTTGACAACCTTATCTTTTGCTGCGTTGTAGTTTTCAGTTTTCTTTTTAACTTGCTCCAAGGCCTGCGCTTCGGATAAATAGGCTTTAGTCGATTCTATTTTACCTGTTTCCGGATTGTATTTAGAGGATTTGATCCCATTCTCAAATTTAGCACCTCCTTTCACAGCCTCGGCTTTTATCCGAGCATTTTCTAACTCGATTTGCGCATTGGCTAGCTCTTCTTCAGCTTCCGCTAGTTCTTTCTTCTTATCAGATAATGACTGAAACGGATTACGGGAATCCAATTCGTCCATGATGGATTGAATTGTACTCGTATATTCGCGAAGTTGATCAGGAGATAGAACTTGTGCCGCTGTACTCTTTGCATTCTCTAATTGCGTTAAAAGGGAATTAAGAGTTTCGGAAGAAGTTTCTTTCAAGTTTTCGAAGGCGCGAACATATTCTGGGGATTCTTTCAACTTATCGTAGTCCAGTTTCATTAACTCCATTCCCTTATTTTTCGTTGCTTGAGCAATGGAACGGTCTATCTGTTCTACCTGATTTGTATCTCCATTCTTCGTAGCTTGTTTACGCTGTTCCTGTAACGTTGCAATATCCTCATTAAATTTTCGTTCAATCGCAAGACGCTGGTCTGTATAATCCTGATACTGATTCAACAGGTCAGATAAATCATCTCCGCGATCAAACTTTGTATTGGTAGCGATTGTAGCTTCTTTTGCTATATTATCGAATGAAGCAAACAGTTTTTTCGTAGATTCTGAATTGATGAAAACATCTGCATTAAAAACCTTCTTTTTATTTTGAGGATTGATTTCAAAAGCAGCTCGTGCATCTTCTATTACTTTCCGTTTCTTATCCTCGGTTTCGCGCTTAATAGCCTGTAATTCTAGCCGATGATTGAGTGCTCTTTGCCTTAGAACCTTTTCACTGCTTTCTTTAAGTTTATTGATTTCAATCTGTTCAAGTTCATTTGCTGAATCTTCTTTCATTCGTTCCTGGTCAAACTTCTGTTTCTCTAACAGGAGTTTATATTTTTCTTGTTCTTCACGTAATTTTTGTGCCTTATCATCTTGCTTGGAAAATGAATCATAAACTTTTAACTCTTTCTCTGCTTCTTTTAGCTTTTTGATGTTTTCTTTGTAGGCAGTAACGACAGTAGCATCAATCCCTTTGAAATTTCCAGCATCCATCAATTTCTTTTGAGCCGAAGCTATTGAATCTAGTGCTTTCGTTGCATCATCTTTTTGCTTGGTCCAAAAGGCTTTATTTTGAATCTCCGACTTTTCCTTTTCTTTTTCATCTTCTTCTTTCGCTTGTTTTTGAATCTTTGCAATATTATCTACAACCTTTTGAGCTGCATCAACTTCTATTTTAGCCCTGCCAAGTTGTATGTCATATTGTCCGGAATAAGTTCCACGTTTTGAATCTTCAGCAATTAAAGCCTGAATTGAGTCATAATTACGTTGAGCCATAATCAATTTGGTTTGTGCTCCAATTCGTGCACGTCTCTGAACTTCTTCTGCGATCATCTTATTTAAAGAAAGGATATCCATCAATTTAAGTTTTTCAATATCCATATTCTTAAAAATATTTGGCATAATGCTTTGAAGCTTATTATATGCTATGACTTTCTCATAATTTGCAGAAGTCTCATCGCGTATCGTTGAAAGTAAATCTGTAGCACTTTTTTTCAAATTATCAGCTTGTTCGGTATATGCTTTGCATGCTTCATTATATTTTCTCTGTACTTTTTCAGCTTCTGTCTCAACCGTTACCACATGGTATATTGCGTAACCGAGCGTTGCAAATGCAGCGGCAGCCAGCACATAAGGGTTGGTTAGCATCGCTGCTGCATTTTTTAATTGTGCAATCGTTTGGGCTTTGAGAGCTTTTGTCAATAAAACACGTGCAGATGTGTTTTTGGCAATCATTGCAGCTTCAACGGCATACATGCCTTTAGTCAATACCAAGTTAGCCGCTTCAACAGTCCGCTGCTTGTTAACAATAGCTGTAACTGTTGCATGTACTTGTTTAGCGGTACTTACAGCCAAAATACTTCCTTTATATCCAGCGAGAGCCGTAGTAACGGTAACTATTAGGGCACCAATAGTTTTTAATGATTCCTGTGCATTTCCATTATCAAATGCCTTATTTATTGATTGTGCGGCACTTGATATTTGTTTTAAAATCTCTTTTCCAAGGGGACGAAGGGTAGCTGTTATATTATTTCCAAGTAGTTTCATTTGATTTTCGGCAGATGAAGCCATTTCTTTAAAGGCTGCTTCTGCTGCACCGGCAGAATTATTAACTTCGTCTAGATCGGAAGCTGCTTCCTTGGCCTTTTCACCAGTAAGCATTAAAGCGGCTTGGAGTGCTTCATCGGTACCCAACAATTCTTTCATTTTGGTTGATGAACCACCTGCTTTGTCATAAATAAGTTGTAATGCTTCTTGGAAAGTACGTCCTTTGAATGCAGCGTCTCCCAACTGGTTGGCTGTACCTAAGATAGCAGCACGTATTTTCGTCATTGCTTCCGAAGTGGGAACACCTTGTTTGGTGATTGATGCTACTGCGCCCAGGACTTCTTTTATATCAATGCCAAATGATGCAGCAATAGGTGCTGCTTGGGCTATACTTTTGCCTAGTTGACCAAAATCAGTCTTACCTAATCGAACGGTGGTAAATAACTGGTCCGAAACTTCCTGGGCTTTAGAAGCATCCAATTTATAAGCATTTAGAACTGTTGTAATAGCATCAGCTGCAGTAGCAGTATCGGTTACTCCACCAACAGCAGCTTTTGCGGATGCTTCCAACACTTTCATTCCGTTGGCTCCGTCATGTCCGGCAGATACGATCTGATAGAGAGCTTTGGCTGCTTCGTTTGCTTCAACGGGAATAGTACGAGTTATCTCCATAACTTGATTCATGTAATCCGTTAAGCTGCCTTTAATTCCATTTGAAAGAGTAGCAACTTCTTTCATGCTTTGTTGAAACTGTTTTTCAAAGTCGTATGCACCTTTGGCAGCTCTGGCAAATGCGATACCTGCACTAATGCCGATCCCACCGAATACATCGAAAGCGGTAATTTCACTGGCCATTGCCTTAATGATTCCCATCGCTTCCTGACGCCCGGAATATAGTCCTGAATTATCTATGCCTGTTGCGAAATACAACGCTCCATCTTTGTTCTGAATACTCATATAGCATTTATTCTTAAAATATAAAGAGGAGCCAAAATTTGGCTATTTCAAGAAGAATAAGCATCTTTGCAGTGTTCTAAGACCAAGGAACAGTTTTTATAAATGCTTTGGGGAGTTGATAAGCCTAGAATTACAATATAAGGCTATCAATTCCCTTTGCTACATAGTCCCAAAGCATTTGAAAGATTATGTTCCTTGGTCGGAATAAAAGGGGAGAGATAGCCTTTTTCTATAATATATAAATCACTATTCATTAGCGCCATGACCAAGGAAAATGAAAACGTATCCATAGCGAATAAAAGTAGCTATACGGAAGAAGAGATTAAAGCTGCCTACGAGAAAGGGAAGAGTGAAGGAAGAATTGAAGGGATGCTCTCTTATCAGAAAAGATTGATTAAAAATCTACAGCAGGATAATGCTTCTCTCAATCAGATGCTTCAAGAAATGAAAAAATAATCCCCTGTATCTTCACAGACACAAGGGACCAAAAACAACTCTAAATCAATTTAATAAAAAAACAGTTAACCTAATATATAAACACAATGGCAAATTACTTTATCTTTTGACCTTCCCGTTAATATCATAATATCTTTTCATCCGGATCTTTTCGTTTGGATTATCAAAACTTGGTAGTTCTATCCATTCATAGTCTCGTCCTTCGACTTCTCCGTCCTCATCTGTCGTTTTATTTCGCTCCCTCATTACAAAGGAGTACTCCTGAAGTAATATCTCTATTAATCCATAGCTACTATCCAGCGTCTCATTAAAAGTCAATCCTAGAGCTTCTTTTACAATAACTAAGAATCTACTTTGGTTGTATCCTTCCAGCTTTGTAGATTTTTCCGAGCGGCTATTATCTCCGTCTCTCGCAATGGGCTCACGTTCCGAAGCATCGTGATAGAGGTACAAAAAGGGTGATATCCTATTCGATATATAATTGCATTGAATAATATGCGTATATCTTCCCATGTGGAATTGTCTGCAAGAGCTTGTTTAAACCATTTTGGCGGATCACTTGGCTTATTATGAATACCTAAGCATACGATATCAAGAAGCAGTTCTCCGTACTTATCCATAATTTTGGGAAAATCTTCTGGCAGCTCTCCCTTTTTTACAATCATCCTATCAATATCTTCTTTTTCAATTTCAAGAAGAAGCGGACGAATTCTAAACCATGTCCGGACGGTAATTGGTTTTATTACAATACTATTACCTGGGTCCTTTCCATTAGGAATAGAATCTCGGTTAGAGAAATCAAATGGGATTCTTACAGGTTGTTCTGTAACAGAATCAGATTCTTGTTGGAATAAGTTTTTTATACTCATAAATTTCATCAAGGAGCCTAGTCAGTTGTACTTCCTGACAATATGTCCAGTTATTCGCGACTAACCTTTAATACTTTCGGCTCCATCCTTCAAATAGTTTGTTCCTGTGAGTGGATTCGAACCACCGGTCTCTACTAATGTAGTGCTTTAACCAACTAAGCTACACAGGAAACCATTTTTACTCTACTACTTCTTCGCCTTCGGGATTTGCTGGATTTGCCGGGGCTTCTCCGCTTTCAGACACGCTTATAACTTCACGCATAAAAGCAGCCTTTTTTTCTCCGGAAGCTGTAATAGCTGCCTGCATATATACACGTACAAGTAACAACTCCGCTTGCTCGGAACCGGGAGCTTGTGAGATCTTAGAAGTAATCTTACCATTAACTACGGTATAAACTACCTTTTTACCGTTTTTGGGTAATGTTTCACACTGGAATGTCTTTGAGATAGAAGGAACGTTGATTGGTTTCTTCCAGATGTTTCTTCCGTCAGCTGTATCAATCTCACCACCTGCTAACTCTTTAAGTACTTCGTTAGAAGGAGTAGGAATAGAGAGCTCGATGTAATCTGTTGTATCTTTTACAAATTCAACATACAAAGGTTCATCGCTTCCTTCCGTTTCGACTTTTACTTCTTTAGGATCCGCAAAGTTGAATACTACACTTCCTTTTGTCGGAAGAGGAAAATCTTTGAGGTCCGCTCCTGGAACACCGTCTCCGACTGTTCCAAATTTAATTTTACCTACGCCCATAGCGATAGGTCTTACTTCTCCTGTCATAATTATTGATCTATTAAAATTTCTAGTCTAATATTTGTACAAGCGAATTTCTCTTTCAAGTCCGGCATTGGAACACTCCAGAGAATTGTCACTTCTTTACATACACCGTCATTACTATTGATTGAATCAAGCGACTTCCGCACCTTACGCTTAATTTCCTTCATGCGTTGACGTTGGTGCATACCATTTTCATTCAAAGGGACAAAGATGTTGACGTTAATAGGCACTTTATTAATGAAGTCGAGTTCATTCAATTGTAGATGATTGATAACGATATGTTCATTGGTCAAGCCTGCTTCCGATTTGTCTTTGTAAATCATAACATCGGTGCCCGCAGCGGCCACAGCATTATAAACTATATCTACAGCGTCAAATTCATCCATAATCAAATCTTGCTAAAAACTGATTTCAACGTATCCCTTAGATACTTCTCACATTGCGTATTAGCCCCTGAAACGACTTCATATCCTTTAGCTTCCACGGCAGCCGCATATTCCATTCCTGCAACACCAACCAACACATAACCACCGGAATGAGACAGAGATACTTCTTCTGCAAGCCTACGCCCTTTATACTTACCGGTTGTCTTGTCAGTTCCTTTTTCACTTTCAGTAAAGTTCTCTGCAACCACTTCTCCGTTTTTCGCAATTATATATCCGATAGATGAACGAAGATTGCCAGTCTGGTCCTTATATGAGCCGTTCTGGCGAGCTATATCGATAAACTTTTCACCTCCTGCCTGCAGCAATACAAGTATCTTGTTTTCTGCTTTGCTTTGAAAGTGATCGAACCAACGTTCTAGTGAATGTTGGTCGAATAGGGGAGTCATGCCATTTTTCATACGTTGATAATTGAATGTGATTGATAAGATTCCCAACAAATAATTGGTACATCTACGCCTTTGGAATCAACTTTCAAACGCAAAAACTTACTGTCTGCCGGCGGTTGGATTTTGGTGTAAAAATAGCCATGTACTTGCGCTTCATCACCAGCAGAATTACGTTTATAGACAACAGTACCATCACTTACAGGATCATAACGTCCGGGAACGGATATTTCAATCGGTTTCCCCGGAACCCATTCACCGTTTACTGTCTTTCCGTTAACGTCGATAGTGACTATCGCTGTATGTGGATATCGTTTTACCATCTGTTACCAGCCTTTCCTTTGATAATGATTCGTTTCCCGAGTTTACCGGCTTTCTCCGGCTCCCCGTTTTCTATATACAGTTGTTTTGCAGTCTGGACATAGAAAGAACGGGGATGAGTGATAGAAAGCTTATTCTCACTGAAATCCTGTGAGTTTACTAACATGGCGTACGTATCAGCGACACAAAGACCAACTTGCTTCATGTTTTCAGTAGTACATTCCGCTTCGGGGTTGATGCCCCGCTTGACGAAGACTACCTTATCTAAGAAGCTTTCCATATCCTCAATAGAAGGATATTCCAGTATTGTTTCTCTGATTGTTGCCATATAGTTTACTCTTCATCTGTTTTTTCAGTATCTTCACCTTCTTCCCATGCTTGGCCATCAGTTTTCATGATGTACATTGCATCAGGATCATTAATTACAGGAATTGCGTTGGCTTCCGCTTTAGTCCACTCCTTGAACGGTTCCAGTTCAGACCATTTGCTGATGAAAACAAAGTCTTTTTTCAGCGTTGTAGCTTTCTTCTTGTATTCAACAGAATGTTCCGCTGCGATAGGACCATGCTGAATGTCGCCACACTGTAAATCTTCCAGGAAACAAATATTAGCGGATTCCCATGGATTTACAGTAGTACGTTGATGAGCAGCATTCTCAATACGAACAGACGGACTTACAAGAACAATCTGGACACCTTCCGTATTCTCTTGGGCAGCAAGGTATTCATTGATAACCTTTTTGGAGATAGTCAGTTTTTCTTTCTGATTGATCCAGCCTTTTACCTTTTCAATAACAGCCTTTTGCTTCTTCAATAGAGCAAATCTGTCTTTGCGCATTACTACGTATTTGATAGTAACACCTTCGGCAGAAGCGGCAACCACAGTGTCCTCAATATCCTGTAAGCCGTCGGCCGTTGTAGACTTAGACCAATCCACAGCAGCAACTTTCTTGTTTTCATTAGGCATACCACAGCCTACAAATTCTTCGGTAACAATGCCATTGTTATTGCTTGAATTGAGAATGAAGCCACCTTTAGACATCAATTGCATACACCACCATTCGAAACGGCCACGAACAGCGTTATATACAAAGTCTTGATCTTTAAAAGCAAGGTCTAGAATTGATTTCAAGTCTGCATCACCTTCACAATCCCGGCTAAGTTGCTGGTATTCGTTCCAGTCGCTTTCGTTCATACCGCGTTTTACGGCAGTCTTAGGGATATCACCTGACATCTTGCCGATAACTTCACGTTTCTTTTGCGGTGCGGAAGAATCGAATGAAATAACATCAGCGATAACCGGTGCACCTTTTTCGCCAGTAAGAGTTTCCCATTTCAGAGAGTTCTTCTGTTTTACACCAAAGAAATTAGGGAAGAATACCGGCTTAACTTTACGCGAGTTA